CAGAACGGTCTAGCAGTCAACTTTACAGCGGGGTATGGGGCGACAGCGGCTAGAGTTCCACAGGCTATCAAGGTGGCGATCATGCAGTACATCACGTTTCTGTATGAGCATCGCGGAGACTTTGAGCGCTTCCCGCCACCACAGCCCCCAGCGGTACTTCGGACATTGCTTAGCCCGTACAGGGTAATGAGATTTGGGGCTAATCCTTTTGGTAATCTTGTGAGAAGTGGTGTTGCCTAATGAAGATAGGGTCTATGCGCCATAGGATTACGATCCAAAGATATAGTCCAACATATGATGATGCTGGCGGCTCTAGTATTGCTTGGAGCGATGTTTCGCAGATATATTCCCTTATACAGCCCTCAAAGGTCCAAGAAAGCCTATTCAGTGAGCAGATGCGAGAGGTTACAACGCACCTGATTACCATACGTTACAGGGCAGATTTGACCCACAAGGACCGCTTGTTCCATAGCGTGACACGCGCTGGTACTACATTCACCCGCACCTTTGCAATCAAAGGCATTAAGGACGTAGAGAATAAGCACCGCTTTCTGCAAATCGCGGCAGAGGAAGGTGTTCCGACATGACGATTAGGGCCAAGACAAAGCGTATATCAAAGCGGGGCGTTGTTCTTGGTAAGTATGATGCTCAATTGAAGCAGATTATTGCGGCTGGCGGTCAGATGGTTATGAATGAAGCCAAGGCATCAATTCATGCGACAGGTTCTGCGGGTCGCACTTACCAGAAGTACAACCCTAATCGCGTACACACTGCATCATCTGCGGGCAACCCTCCAAATACTGATACAGGTTATTTGGCGAACAATATTTATTTGCAGATTGATGCGGATGGTTTAGGTGCGGATGTCGAGAGTAGAGCGGATTATTCAGAGGCACTTGAGTTTGGTACAAGCAAAATGGAAGCGCGTCCGTTCCTTCAGCCCGCATTAGAAGCCAATCGTCGCAAAATCATACGCATGTTTGCACGGCTTAAATCCAGAGGTGTATGATGGGCTTTCACTCTTTCGAATTACAAAAATCAATTTACAGCGCTTTGAACGGGAGCGTTACGGGAATAGATAGCGCAAGTGTGTCTGTCTATGATGATGTACCAGAAGGTACGAGCTATCCTTATGTGGTGATCGGTGAGGAGAGTACATCAAACAATGGCTCTAAAGACCTAGATGGTTTGGAGCATACGATTACCATTCATGCATGGTCCCAATATCGCGGTAGACGCGAGATTAAAGAGATCATGGAAAGTGTCTATTCTTTGCTTCATAATACTGCTATAACTATATCAGGTGCATCGCTGGTGAGCATACGACAAGAGTTTAGTACGACACTAGCGGAGAATGACGGAATAACGCGGCATGGGGTGATGAGATTTCGTGTCGTTGTGTTTGATAACTAAGGAGTAATCACATGGCGGCTCAAAAAGGTTCAGCCCTCTTACTAAAAATCGGCGCAGACAACACCTCTGCGGCAGCTTCTGACACATACACTACAGTCGGTGGCTTGCGTTCAACATCAATCACTATGAACGATGAGGCGGTAGATGTTACTACCAAAGATAGTTCTGGTGTTCGCGCATTGCTTGCAAATGGCGGGGTTCAAACCTGTTCAATTTCTGGGAGCGGCGTATTTACAGATGCAGCATCAGAAACAACATTGCGTTCAGCGTTTGGCGCAAGTGACTTTCATAACTTCCAAATCATTGTCCCAGACTTCGGAACATACACAGGCGAGTTCATGGTTGCATCACTTGAGTATGCGGGTGAGTACAACGGCGAAGTTACTTACTCTATCACACTAGAGAGTTCTGGCGCATTTACATTCGCAACAGTTTAAGGATTAGAGCATGGCTTGGGAAAAAGTACAGATACATCACAATGAGGTAATCTATCTAGGCCATGCTCAAGGTAATATGTTTTCTATTCCCTGCACCTCTGGCCTTGGCGTTGGTGACAGCTTCAAGGTTGGGGGTAAGGAATATGAAGTTACATCTACATTAGATGTGGCAGATCGTGGCGAAGTGCTACTTATAAACACAATGGAGGTCAGAGTTGACAAATCCAAAACGCGGAGAGTTCCGTCTAAGTCTGGGGAAGCAGACGTATAATTGTAAACTAAACTTGGACACAATGATGCGCATTGAGCAAAATATAGGCGGGTCATTGTTAAAATTAGCAACCAAAATGCAAGAGGCTGATATTAGTGCTGCGCAAGTGGTTTCTATATTAACGCCTGTTATCCGTTCAAGCGGTAAAGACATAAAGGATAACGATGTTAAAAAGTTGGTCTGGGATGCGGGTGTAACAGAAGGTGTTCGTGCTGTGGCTGAAATCATAGCTTTCATCGTAGGTGGCCCAGAGGAAGATGTTGAGGGAAACGAAGAAGTGACGGTGTAAAACTTGATGAATTTCCGTGGGATGATTGGTTACGATTAGGACTTGGTAAAATGCGAATGACCTCTGATGAGTTTTGGAATAGTTCGCTTACTGAATTCATAATGGCTATAGAGGGTTTTGCAGAGTTTCATTCGAGTGGTTCACCGTCACCGCTCACAAAGAATGAATTGGATGACTTACGAGAAAGGTATCCTGATTAATGGCTACTACTGTTGACACCCTCTTGGTTCGCATTGAAGCGGACATGGCTGATCTCAAAAGGGATTTGGCGAGAATTGGAAACCAATCTGAAAAGGTTGGTAGCCGTATGGAAAATTCTTTCAACAAGGCGGGCCGTGCGCTTACTGCATTGGTCGGTGCGGCGGGGTTGCTTCAGTTCGGCAAGGGTGTTGCAAATACTGGTATGCAAGTTGATGCGCTGCGTATCAAAATGGAAACCATGTTTGGTAGCGCTGAACAGGGCGCAGAAGCGTTCGATGCATTGGACACGTTCGCCTCCAAGGTTCCTTTTTCATTGCGTGAAATTTCTATGGGCGCGGGTCCGCTTTCTGTTGTTGCTGGTGAAGCAAAAAACATGAATGAGCTATTACAGATCACAGGTAACATTGCTGCGATCACAGGTAGACCGTTCAATGAAATGGCAGTTCAGGTTCAACGGGCCATGTCTGCGGGTGTTAATAGTGCAGAAATACTTAAAGAGGATGGTATCGCTGCGATGATGGGCTTCCAAATGGGGGCCACGGTTTCAGTAGAAGAAACGGTTAGAGCATTACAAGAGAACTTCGGCACTGGCGGTAAGTTCGATGGTGTGATGAACAAGATGTCCAAGACCGCACAGGGTTCGCTGTCGATGCTTGGTGATGCATTTTTTCAAATGCAAAAAAGTATATTTGACAGTGGATTGAATGATGCGATCGTTCAGATTTCCAGCGCTCTCAGAAATATTGTAGTTGCAGCTACGCCCGCGCTTTCTTTGCTTGGGAGCATGGCAAGCACACTGGCCTCTGTCTTGGCCCCTGCGTTGCAATTAGTGGCAGACAACATGGGTGCGCTCATTGCGCTTGTTACGATACTCACAGTAAGATTTGTTGCGCTTAGAGCGGCTGCGGTGGGTGCTAATGTTGCAATCGCCGCAATGCCATTCGTAGGTGCGGCTGCGGGCATGGTAAAAGCTAGGCTTGCGGCGGGCGCACTTGCGGTTAAAGTAGGCGGGCTAAGTTCTGTATTGATGATTTTGAAAAGTGGTATATCTGCCATTTTGGTTGTTTTGAGAACACTTATAACAAGGTTGTTTTTACCCATAGCGATTTTGGTTGGTTTTGCAAAATTGGCAAATGGTCTGTATAAGATTTGGCAGCGTTCAAAAGATTTGGGCGATATGTTCAAGAATTTGAAAGAAGTATTATCAGCCTTTGTAGAGAATGCGAAAGATCGTTTCGAAGTTGTAGTTAACAAAGTTAACGTAATAAGATTACGAATTAAGCAATTGTTTTTGGGGCTGGTTCAGCAAATCGGACAAGCGATTGTTGATAGTATTAATGTCATTGTTCAAAAACTGAACGAAAGCCAAGTATTTAAAACTTTAGGATTTGATCCACTGCAAGAATTGTCTGGACCAGACATGTCTAAAGTACAGGCGGCTACTGAGGAACTTACTGGCGCAATTAAGGAGTTAGACAATTCACAGAAAGATGCAGAAGCTAGTGGTTCAAGATTGCGCGATATTTTAGTAAAATTTGGCTTAATCAAGCCGCCCCCCAAAGAGGCAGACCCAGAGAAACTAAGCGCGGACATAGGTTCACTTACGGGCGCAGTTGGTGATGCGAAAGAAAAGCTGGACCCAATAATAAGTTCAACGCTGTCGGCGGTTCAAAGCATGTCTCAAGGTATATCAAACGCATTCGCGGATATGCTTACGTCAGGAAAATTTAATATGGATAGTTTAAAGGACGTATTCCGTAGCTTTGTTAAAACAATGATTGCCAAAGCCATCGAATTATTCATAGTTAATAAAATTTTGGGTTCTCTTTTTGGCCTCCCAACTACTACATTCGCCAGTGGTGCAACCGTCTTGGGTAAGGTCGCTACGGGGGGCGCAGTAAATGCAAATCAACCATATTTGGTAGGGGAGCGCGGTCCAGAACTTATTGTTCCCAATTCAGCCTCTACAGTAATGAATAGCAACAACACAAGATCGGCACTTGGCGGCGGCGATAGCACAACAATCGTACAAAACATTAATATCTCTACAGGGGTTCAACAAACTGTCCGTTCAGAGATTAGATCGTTAATGCCAGAGATCGCAAATAGTGCTAAAGCTGCGGTAGCAGATGGTAAGCGGCGTGGCGGTTCATACGGAAGGGCGTTTGCATAATGGCTATAGATTTTACTACACCACTTGCTTTACCCACCGTAACAGGAATTAGAAACATAGAGTTCCGCGCAAAGAACGCTGTCGCATATAGTCAATCGCCGTTTACTTTTGCTGGTCAAGCCCATGCGTACAGCGGTGAAATCTGGGAGGCTGATATAACCTTGCCACCAATGAAGCGGGCGGCGGCAGAGGTTTGGTTATCCTTTCTGATTAGTCTGCGCGGATCATACAATAAGTTTTATCTAGGCGATCCAGACGGAAAGACTGCTAGAGGTTCAGCATCATCAGTCGTAATAAACGGTACGGCGGGTGAAAGGGTTGTCGATGTTAATGTACCTTCAAGTGAAACTCTGAAAGCGGGGGATTATTTCTCGCTAGGTTCTGGTAACAGTATGCGTTTGTATAAAGTTCTAGCCGATTACACGGGTACAGGATCATCAGAGGCAAATGCCTTAGACATATGGCCCGCTTTGCGTGATGATGCATCATCAGAGACAGCGGATATAACAAGCCCTACAGGTGTTTTCAGATTGGCTAGTAATGAGCAATCATGGACAGCCAATCACGTTTCTACTTATGGAATTACATTTGGAGCCTTTGAAGCACTATGACACGCACAGTAAGTTCAGGATTTCTCAGCGCATTAGATAACCCAGAGCTAGAAGTTTTCTATGCGGTAAAACTAGAGTTTGATAGCGGCACACTTAAATTTTGGACGGGTTATGGTGACAAAACAATAGGCAGCGATACCTACACTGGCACTGGTAACTTGTTGCAGATAAGTGAAATTGAGGAGACTTCTGATCTTTCCGCCCGTGGCGCGACACTTAGATTGAATGGCATCGACAACACAATAATTACATACGCGCTTACGGAAGATTATCAGGGGCGGCTTGTTACAATCTATTTAGGCATTGGAACTGAAACAGTAGAAGTGTTTTCAGGCTTCATGGATCAAATGAAAGTAACAGATAGCGGTGATAGTTCTACGATAGAATTAACTGTAGAGAGTAGATTGATTGGGTTAGAGCGTCCAAACAATCGACGTTATACTGAAGAAAGCCATCAATCCGTAAGGGCATCAAAAAGTCTTAGTGGTGACGATAGTATTTTCAGATGGGTTACTAAATTACAGGACAAACAAATTGTTTGGGGCAGGGCTGTAGAAGATGGCAACTCCTGATTTATTCGCTCTTAATAATTACATTACAGAAGTCAAACATAAGCCCTTTCAATGGCACACTAACGATTGCTTTATGTTTACGAACAATGCCTACAGGGCAATGTATGGCGAGGGCTGGGCCGATGATTGGGTTGGCAAGTATATCGACAAGAATGGTATCTACCTAAAGCGTGACGCACTGCGCAAGGTATTCAAGTCTAATACACTAGCAGATGCAATAGATACCAAGCTAAGTCGCATTCATTACACACCCCCAAAGGGCGGGTTAGTTACTACAGACAAGATCATTCGTAAGTGGGTGATTGGTGATGCTTTAGGAATATCTCTCGGTACCAAAGCTATCTTTGTAGGTGAAAAAGGACTAATATCTATTCCGATAAGCCTCATTAGAAATGCGTGGATTAAAGAATGAAATATCGTCTTGGTGATATAACAATAAAATATTGGAACGATTGGGATCGTGTTCCGCGTATGCCAACTGTAATTGGCAACATCATTCTTGGAGCCTTAGCAATTCAGGCACCATTAGCGGTCGCATCAGCCGTTGGATATCTTGCTATCGGTCTTGTAGCATCATGGGTTATGCCATCTCTGTTTAAAATGCCAGATATGGGTTCATTTGGTAGCACAACAGGATTATTGGTAAATTCTACAGCAGCAACCGCGCCACAGGAAATTGTGTATGGGAAGGTTCGCAAGGGTGGCACGATTGTATACCGTGAAAGCACTGGTGATAAAAACGAATTTTTACATACCTTGATTGCAGTAGCTGGTCATGAGGTAAACCGCATCGGTAAGATCAGTGTTGGCGGTACAGAATATGACACCATCTACATCAACGATGAAATATATGAAATAAACTCAAGTGGTTATGTTACTGACCAAAAATATGACGAAAGCAGTGATGCCTTTGTAGCAGATAATAAATGGGGCTATGATAGTTCTGACAGTACGTCAAAGATATTAATAAAATACTTTACTGGTGCAGATAACCAAAACATTTATACAACTCTTAGTGCTTTGACGGATGGCCCAGAATGGCAAAATGGCGGTTCTGGTGACGATACGAATTTTAAAGGGCAAGGCATTGCCTGTATTTATATCCGCACAGAATTTAATGAGGATGTGTTTGTTGATGGCTTTCCCTTGTTTACCACTATTGTCGAAGGTAAAAAGGTTTACGATCCCAGAAACAGCACAACTTCTTACTCCGCAAACGCTGCGCTTTGTATCCGTGATTATTTAAGCCAAGGTTACGGTTTAGATAATACAGGCGACATGAATGATACTTCTTTTGAGGCGGCGGCAAACGCCTGTGATGAAAGCGTATCACTAGATGCTGGTGGGTCTGAAGCAAGGTATGAGTTGAATGGAGTTGTCTCATTAGACAGAAACCCATCAGATATTCTAGCAGATTTTATGAAATCATGTGCTGGCACTTTATTTTGGGGCCAAGGGGAATGGCATCTAAAAGTGGGCGATTACACATCATCAGTAAAAACATTTACGCTTGATGATTTAAGAGGCCCAATCAATCTTAACACGAAGCACAGTCGTAGAGACAATTTCAATATTGTTCGCGGCACATTTAATGATGCTGAACAGGATTATATTCGCGCAGATTATCCAGAGCGTCGATCAACAACATTCATTGCAGATGATAACAATGTAGAGAACGTACTTGATCTTCATTTGCCATATACAACATCTAGTGCTTGTGCGCAGCGAATAGCGAAAATGACACTATTTAGATCACGGGAACAGATGACGTTTACCGCTGATTTTAGCATTGAAGCATTCCAAGTAGAATGCGGTGATATTATTGCACTTACAATAGAGCGTTATGGCTGGACTGCAAAAGAATTTGAAGTTGTAGGTTGGCAATTCAAAACAGACGGTGATGCGGGAGATATGCGGGTTGCGTTAACTTTGCGAGAAACATCTTCAGTAGCATTTGATTGGAACCCAGCGGCAGATGAAAGCCTAATAAAGTCTAATGATAGTGAACTTATCAGCGGTCGCAATGATCTAAGCGTTTCAAATGTAACGGTTACAGATAAGGGCAATGTACAAGAAGATGGTACATTTGTAGGTCAGGCTCTTGTGTCGTGGACTGCATCTACAAACCCATATGTGAGCTACTATGAAATTCAATACAAAGACGTAAGTGAAAGTTCATACCTTTCTATCACAGTTCCATACACAGAGAGTTCTGCAATCATTGGTTCCTTAGAGGTAGGCACTCAATACAATGTTAGAGTTAGAGCGGTTACATCGTCTTTGGCTAAAGGGGGTTATGTATCCGCTACACCATACACACACGGCGGCGATACAATTGCACCCGCAGCGGTTGGGACAGTAACCCCTACTGCAATGATTAACGCTGTTTCTCTTGATTGGGCGGGTGTCACAACAGACGAAAATGGAAACACCCTTTATGACCTCAAGGGATATAACATTTACCGTGCGGTTACGAACTCACAGCCCACTAATCCCATAGCGTTTGTTGCGGCTGATAAGTATGTAGATGGTGGCCTTACAGATAGCACTGAATACTATTATTGGGTGGCGGCGGTTGACCATTCAAGCAATGAAGGTACGGCAAGTGCAAGCGGGGCGGTTACTACGCTTGTCGGGGCTTCTGGAGAAGATGGTCAATCTGTCGCCTTGGTACAGGTATTCCGTAGGTCGTCAAGTTCGCTTTCCGCGCCTACTGGTGGTAGCTTTAATTTCTCTACAACAACACTAACTGCGCCTACAGATTGGTCTGTTTCTGTGCCAAGTGGTACTGATGCAATTTATGTAAGCCAAGCTATTGCGTCTATTGAGGGGGCAACGGGTACTGATACAGAATTAACGTGGTCTACTCCTGTTTTATTTGTGCAAAATGGCGCAGACGGAGCGGCTGGGGCGACTGGGGCGACTGGGGCTGATGGCGCGGTTGGGGCGACTGGCCCAGCGGGTGCAGACGGGACAACAGGAAAATCTGTCTATACTGCGATCATATTCCAACGCGCATCAACGGCACCTACATCAGCCCCTACAGGCGGTTCTTTTAACTTTGGCACAAATACCCTTACTACACCGAGCAACTGGTATGAAGATATACCAAGCGGCTCAGACCCCGTTTACGGCACAAGAGCCACATTCTCTATTTCGGGTGATACAGGAACGGATAGCAATCCAACATGGTCAACGCCATTTAAGATCGCAGAGGACGGTGCGGATGGTTTAGATGCAACTGGAGCGGATGGCTTATCAACATTCCTTGCTTCAGTCTTTAAGAGAAGTTCATCAACGATAAGCAGCGCACCAAGTGGAGGCAGTTATAACTTCGGTACTAATACATTAACCGCTCCAAGTGGTTGGAATGCATCAATCCCTAGCGGGTCAAACCCAGTTTATGTTTCTACTGCACTAGCTAGTGTTCAAGGTGTTACAGGGACAGATAATTCACTTGGATGGACAACCCCTGTTATTCTTGCACAAGATGGAGATCAAGGTCCGCAAGGTGACACAGGGGCTACGGGTCCGCAAGGTGACACAGGAGCTACAGGTCCACAAGGCAATACAGGGGCTACGGGTCCGCAAGGTGTTCAGGGCATAGATGGTCCAGCGGGTCCACAAGGCGACACGGGGGCGACAGGCCCGCAGGGACCAACAGGCCCAACAGGCCCGACAGGTCCAACTGGTCCATCTGGAGATGATGGTTCAAGATATGCAACGGTGAGATACTATCAATCAGCGGCATCAGCACCTTCTACCGCTGGTTTGAAAAATAGCGTTTCTTACACTTGGTCAACTGGTTCAGCAACAAGTTCATACGGAAGCTGGACTACAGCAACGCCGACAGTAGCCGCAACGTCTAGTAATAAACTTTGGTATGTAGATGTTGTTTTCATAGATAGCACAGGAAGCGCAACAAGTAACACTGGATATTCAGTTAGTACTGTAACGCAGCTATTTAATTTCAACGGGCTTGTTACATTTACTAATACAAGCGGATCAACTTCTTTAAATGATGCTTTAGCAAATGCTTCTACGACAATTGATGGAGCTAGAATTTCCACAGGTACGATTGATGCTGATGCAATCTCAGCAACCACCATTACCGCAGACTTCTTTATCGGGGCTGGTATTACAAGACTAGCTACAGCTACAACCAACAACAACCAAACTACAAATGGTGTCGGTAATTTCCAAGGTTGGTATAGTGGGCTATCGGGAAATACTTCTGTTACAAATGTTTTATCCTGTTCATTAAGCGGTGTTACTCAAGGCTCTATTATTTATGCAATATTTAATGGTGAAGCTATCAAGAACGGAAGTCAGGTTGTTTCGACTGTTGTTAAACTTAACTGCACGGGGACAACATCGTTAGAAAGTTATGGACGTAATACAGAAAGTTCGAAAAACAGTAACGCATTAATGAAGCATAGTATT